TGTCGCACTCGCGGTAGCGGTTCAGCGCCGCCTTGTTCGTGTTCTCGGCGAGGTCGAGGACTTCATCCGTGAGCTTCCAGACGCCAGCCGAAAACGGCTCGTTCTTCTCGACCGCGATCATGTAGACCGGGAAGGTCGTGCCGGAAACGGCGCGGAGGACCATGCGATAGAACGCCATCTGGTGGATGTATCCGAAACGGCGGCAGTCGGACTCGAACCAACGAAGACTGTCGCAGGTCTTGAGGTCAACGAGGCCGAATTCCGGGTTGAACCAATCCATTCTGATTTGGCAGGGGACTCCGCAGCAGCAGGCCCGCACAACGCCTTCTGCCTCGCCGTGTGCGAGAAGTTTCAGCGCTTCGGGGTGGATGCTGACAGCCGCCTGGAGCTTCATGATGAAACCGAAGTCCTTCTCGGAAATGACCTCGCGGTCCTGTTCCGCCAGCCAGTCGGCATATGCCTTGGTAGTCTTGCCGAAGGGTTCGCCTGTCCGGGGATTGACGGGGCCGTTGCAGACCACAAAATCGTGTTCGAAAACGTGGCGTCCTTCGAGGATCAGGCTGTGGGCGGCACGACCGAGGGTGAAAGCCGCGGACTCTTTCTGTTCGATCTGCCCGGTTATTTCCTTGTAGTACAGGGCAGGACTTTCGCGGAAGTCGGCCAGAAGGTGGCTCGACATGTATTCACCGTTGCGGCTGCGTTCGTGGTATTCGTTGGCGGGTTCGTGGATGATGAAGTTTGTCATGGTGTTTCTCTGTTGGTTGATGGTTGAAGTGACTTGTTCCTACCAGTATTATTTCAGAAAATCGTCGATGTGGACGGTATAAAACCTGGCTTTTGGGATAACTTTTTTTGGATTTTTTTGTTGTTCCCGGTTTTTTGAGGCGGGGTGGTTATTCCACATTTATTTGTCTTACGCACCCTCCCTTCGTTTCTATCCGGCGGATTCCCGCTTTGACGAATTCAGCCTTGAAGCGCCACATGTATTTTTGCTGAAATCCGGCATGTGACTTGTATCCCAATTCCTTTGCGAGTTGACGCTGGGACACTCCCTCGCAGAGTCGTTTCCAAACGTAGCGATACTCTTCCGGCATGGTTTCCAGGACCTTGTGAACCTTCTCAATGCGTTCGAGCCTGGCATGTCGTTCTTCTGCGGAGTAATCATGGTCATCAAGCAAACGATCAATGACCTTCAGTTTCTCTCCTTCCGGTGAATCCAGGGAAATGTCATCAGACCAGATATGCCCATCGGCAAAGGCCTTTTTCCGAGCTTCATAAATTCGGAGACCGGCAAGACGTCTGATAATGGCCCCGGCGAAAGCATTGAAATCTCCCTTCTTCGGGTCAAAGTTGCTTTCGTGAATCTTTTCGAGAAGCTTCAGTTTCAGATCCTCTTCCTCGTCTTCGCGGCTCCAGGGAGGGAAGAGACCGGACGAGATGAGACGGTTCCCCGCAACGCTGATCATGCGGTTGATTTCGGGGGATGTGTAGATTTCCTCATCGGAGGGAATCCCGATGCGGGCTGGAGCGGCCGCAGCCTTCTTGATTGTGTTTTGCATTGCGCACCTCTTGGGTTCGTTTGGTTTCCTTGCCGGATTATTTCCGGGTGAACACCCAGTGCGGAATTGCAAAAATTTTCGTTCGTTGCAAGGTTTATCCTTGTGCAACTATATAACAGTCAGCGAGATATAAATGAATATTTTTGTTTTTGCGTCTTGCAAATCGGACGTTTGCTGCAATTCTGCAAGAAAGAAGCCGCATTGCTTCTTTTCATGCATTCGTTTCGTGATGTCGATAGACGAAAAACCCCGCAACCAGCAAATCTGCCAGTGCGGGGCAACCCTTGACAGTGACTTACAAACGCGCCGTCTGGCGCCATTGTTAAATCACAAAAACGATTGAGTCCTTAGCGAATGTCGCGGAGCTTTCGGAGCAGTTCAGGGTAATAGTTATGAAGGAAGGAGACGCGCTCTTCCCTTGCTTCAAGGATATTGAACCGATCCTTTTGCGGCGGGATAAGGATATTGAACAGTTCCTTGTATATGACGCCAAAGGGACATTCCTTCGAATCATCCCATTTCTCCTTTACGCGGGAAAGCTGATAGTCTTCAATGGAAACCTTCTTGCAGAAATCCCTGTTGGTATAACCGAAAACGGCTGTCAGGCATTTCGTTTCAGTTTCATTCAGATCATCGCCCTCAATGTTTCTCTTGATCAGATCGACAAGCGCAATCCCATGCTGCCAGACATAGCTTTCGACAGCCTCCTGTATTTGATCCTGTTTGCCTGGAGCCTTGACACGCCGTTTGACGGGACGTCTGGCGTACATGGTCTTGAGATTCTCCCAAATGGGTTCAGCGGAAACAAAGAATCCCTGAGTATCGGAATACTCTACAAGCCCATTGATGTCGTAATACTGATTCTGGAGGTCGGATGCTGCGCCGGGCGTTTCCGAAGATCGGTTCCCAATGCGAATATGTTCCGGCCTGTCGCCAATATAAATGACGATAGAACTGTCCTTGACACCTCTGAGGAAATTGCGGATATCCTGAAATCCGTGCCAGTTGCGAACAAAGTATATGTTCCGGCCTTCTTGCCCTTTGGTTCCGAGCCACCAGACCTTATTGTCCAGCTCCATTCTGGCCTGACCTCTGCATTCCAGTTCATCATGCAAAAGTGCGGCCAACGCAGAGTAATCAACAAGATATCGTTCAATGTCTTCATCTTCAATTTCTTCAACATCTCCGTTCTGTCCGATCACGACAGGCGCAAGGTCGTCACCGCTTGCCTTCTGAAAGTATTCGACTTTGAATGCGGAGTCTCCGATTTGTATGGATGCCGCATTTTGCGTCCGCTTCAGAAACCCCCATTCCATCAGGCCGTAACGCACTGCACTCGGCAGCATTTCCCTGTACTGGTAGCTCATAATCGGTTTTTCCCCGGACGAAAACTTGATGAGTTCCGTGATCAAGGTCGTGTTGAGCTGTTCCCCGGCAAGGCGAAGCTTCCATCTCCGGATATACTTCCTCAACAGTTTTGCCTGAGCATCCGTCTTTTCGGAGAGGTTGTCTCCAGTCAGACTCAGATCAAAAGTTGCCTGGCGAAACGCTGTGAACTCCGGGCGCATCCTGAAAAGAACAACGGCGCGGACGAATTCGATGTTCTCCATTTTCAGTTCTTTTTCATCAAGATACCTGTCAATGCAGTGAAATACTCCGTCTTCACCGTTACAGAATGTAATCTGACTTTTGGGGTCATCAATCGGACGTACTGTTACGCTTTTGAAAATCACGTCCTCGATTCCATCCGATCCGTCGATGTCGAACAGAAAGCTCCTGTCCTTCAGGGGGGAGAGATTGTAGATAGGTTTCGGTTCCCGCAGCAATTCACCATTATATCCGATCAGCACCTTCAGGAGCAAAGACGCCAGGGTGTTGCTGTCGGAAACACCATCCACGCCATAGAGGGAGAACACACCCTCTTCCTCGTTGAACGAAAAAACGAAACGGTAAGGCAGAACGACACGGGTCGGCTCAAACTTGTCCTTTTCCGGGTTGTCGATCTCCAGAACAATGGGTTTCTCCTGAAGCGTCGCGAAATAATGGTAGTTCGGACCAAGTCTGTAAGTTTGGATATTGCAGCTTCGACTGCCCTTGATGAGCCTGAAAAAATCAACTGCGACCGTCTCCATTGCCTTCAGGTCCGACTTCTTTTGCGTCGGCATCTTCAAAGGAAGATTGGGATACTTGATGCAAGTCTTCTTCCGGCTGCAGTCGCTGATAATGACAAGATTCGACCATTTATCCCAGAACTTCTTGTTCGAAAGATAAATATATGCAGCCTGTTCATATCGGTTCCATTTCCCGAAGTCTTCGTCGAGATTCATGCTCTCTTCAGTTTCCGAAAGGCGTTTCGCGATTTGAATGCCATCGCACGATGAATCGCGTATGGTTTGGAAAGACTGAAGAGCGTCATGGATTTTCGAAATGAGGCCTGCTTCTTTCGGCGCATGATCGATGCTGAGGCAAATGTGCCAGCGTCGCCCAAGTTCATCAATATCTTCGAGCAGATGATGGAATTCAATGTTCGGATATTCATCGGTAGGCTGTTCGAGGAGCTTGCTGATAGGGGCGAAGAGCTTTTCGATGGTCAGAGGTTGAAGATGCTTGATTAAAGAGATTGTGTCATAGGTAGCCATTTTTTTTCTTCTTTCGAATTTAAGTGATGCGTCAATTCGAACCGCGACGAAGCGGCGGGAGACTCCGCGGAATCTCCGGGATTCCGCGTCATCCGATTGTATGGTCTCCGATTTTACTATACACTGTCTATTTGCCATCTAACGTCAGTTAGTTCCGGGGGTATCCGAAAAAACGGTTTTTTTCCGGAACATCGTGTAGTCTCTCCGTTGTTATGTTCTTCGTTTCGGGTCGGAATCTCCGTGATTCCGCGTCATCCGTTATCGAGTTTCTCCTATAATGTAGCACGGTACACTGCCAAGGAATGTCAGTTTAAAGAAAAAATCCAAAAAAAAACGAAAAAAACACCAGTTTTATACCGTCCACTTAGCCGAATTTCTGAAATAATATTGGTAGGGAGAACTTGTTTCCCGCTGTTTTTCGGGACAGGGCCTCTCTGCTGTCCATAACATGTCTTTTCGAAGGAGTCTTTATAAATTATGAACTATGGAAGCGTATGCAGCGGCGTGGAGGCCGCGACCCTTGCCTGGGGACCGCTCGGCTGGAAGGCGGTGTTCTTCGCCGAGGTCGAACCATTCCCCGCCGCTGTTCTGCAACAGCGGTTCGGTGCGACGCGGCCGAAGCGTCTGCTCCCGCCTGCTGAGGCGCAGACCGAGAAAGAACGGAAGCAGAGGGAAAGCTGGGAGAAACAGATCGCAGAACTCCCTGAAGGTGGCGTAATCCCCAATCTTGGGGATTTCACAAAAATCACAACGGAGGACTATAATGAACCTATCGACCTGCTCGTCGGCGGGACCCCCTGCCAGAGCTATTCCATTGCCGGGCTTCGAAGAGGACTCGCCGACCCCCGCGGAAACCTCGCGCTCGAGTTTGTCCGCCTGGCTTATCGCTCAGGGGTACGATGGACAGTCTGGGAAAATGTGCCCGGCGTACTTTCAAGCCAAACCGGAAATGATTTTGCCAGCTTCTTATCGCTGTTGTGCGGCTGGGAAGTCAGTGTCCCTGTCGGCGGGTGGAGAAAATGCGGAATCGTCACTCCTGCTCCTGGATGCTTTGGACTGGCATGGCGAACTATTGACGCTCAATATACCCGAGTGGCCGAATTTCCACGAGCTGTCCCGCAGCGAAGGAGACGTGTCTTCGTTATCGGATATCTTGGTGCGTGGCAGTATCCCGCAGCGGTACTATTTGACGGCGAAATGCGCGGAGGGGATACTCCGCCGTGCAGAACGAAGAGGCAAACCGCTCCCCCCTGTGCTGAAGGCAGCGTTGATTCGACAAAGTCAATCCGGCTGCGCGGAGGAAAACCAGGCGGAGGAAAAGGAGCTCTAATTGGCGATGACCTGAGCCACACGTTGGCGACGGGGAACGACCAGACCATCGTAACACTGAGCGAAGATGCTCAGTGGTGGGATGGTAGCGACCAGGCTGGAACACTGACGGGAACAAGCAACAATCAGCTGATGCCGGACAAGGGACGTCTTCAGTGCGTGATCGAGCCTTCCGTCGAATGCATGGACATGAGGCAGGTCGAGGTGCAGGAAGTTGAGATTGCACCGACGCTGATCGCCACGGATTACAAAGGCGGCAAGGCTGTTGGAATCGGGCGTGATGTGTTCAATCAGGGGCAGAATGCCAAATACGGCATGAGCCTGGCGGAAGATGTTCAGCCCACGCTGACCGCCAAGGGGCCAGGAGCCGTCTGCTTCGAAAACAATCCGACCGATGCCAGATTGAAGGAAGTTCCGGTCTCCCCGACCGTGATGAGCCGTTGGGGAACGGGCGGCAACCAGACTCCTCTCGTGGTGGAGGACTCCCCGGAGAAAGATGTCGCGCCCACGCTGATGGCGTCGATGTATGGCAAAAACACACACGAGGACTGCGACAAATACTTAGTCGAGGGCAAGCCTGTCGGCTTCATCAAAAACGACGCTGGCGGGGAACAACAGGGATTCTGGAACGAAGCGTTCCCAACTCTCAGAAGCGGAGCTCTCCCCGCGGTCGCTTACAATATCACGTTCTGCGATGCAAACGGCACGAGAAAAGATCGTCCGGACGGTGGGCTGTATGTAACCGAGGCCGACACAGGAAAAACCGTGACCGCGAACGGACCGAACACGGAAATGGTCATCGTTGATTCTGCTGAATGCGTCCCGCTTGATCTGCGTAACGCAACAAGAGCCCCGGAAAAGCACGATGAACAGAACCGGCAGGGTGTCGGCGTGGGCGAAGACGGTGCTCCAATGAATACCATCACATCCGCATCCGTCCCCGGAGTCGGCTGGCAGTCAACAGTTCGCAAGCTTCTCCCGGTCGAATGTGAGCGGTTGATGGGCTTCCCGGATAACCACACCCGCATCAAGTGGAAGGGCAAGCCTGAGGAGGAATGCCCGGATGCCCCGCGGTATAAGGCTTGCGGGAATTCGATGTGCGTGAACGTGATGGCGTGGATCGGACATCGGATTCAGGCGGTCGAAGAGAGTTTAGCCTCACGTGAGGCTAAACCCGAAACAGGAGAATAACAATGAGTGAACATGAAAAAATCAGAGAAACCATCGTAAAGAATGCGACCGGACCGAAGTCCGCGGAGGTCGACGGACAGCGTGTCGAGCAGCATTCGCTGAAAGAACAGATCGAAGCTGACAAATACCTCGCCTCGAAGGACGCCGTGAAACATCGCGGGAGCGGGCTGAAGTTTTCCAAGATGACGCATTCGGGGGCTGTGTGATGCTGGAGGTGCTGAAGAACTTATTCCGCACCTCGAAGCCACAACAGGAACAACACTTCCACCGCCCGATCCGGGCAAGATTCGACGCCGCTCAGACCACGAGGGACAACTCGAAGCATTGGGCGGCGGCCGACCAGCTCTCCGCCGACATGGAAGCCTCGCCGGAAGTCCGTCGAACGCTTCGGATGCGTTCCCGGTACGAGGTAGCGAACAATTCCTATGCTCGTGGTCTGGTCCAGATGCTCGCAAATGACACCGTTGGCACGGGACCGAGGTTGCAGATGCTCACCCCGGACGAGACTTTCAATGATGAAGTCGAGCGGGCATTCATGAAGTGGGCGGAAGCGGTCAGGCTTGCACCGAAACTTCGCACCATGCGGATGGCGCGGTGCCAGGACGGAGAAGCGTTCGCTGTGCTGGCGACAAACCCGAAGGTGCGCAGTCCCGTCAAGCTTGACCTTATGCTGATCGAAGCGGACAGAGTGTCGGGCGGCATCAAACTGTTTGACGATGGACAGTCTGTGGACGGCATCACGTTCGATCCGTGGGGCAACCCCACCTCATACCGGGTGCTGAAATATCATCCGGGGGATACGAGGTTTGCCACAGGCGACGAGGCTATCACGATTCCCGCCGAGTGGATGATCCACATCTTCCGACAGGACAGACCGGGACTTCACCGCGGTGTGCCGGAGCTGACTTCGGCGCTTCCGCTGTTCGCCCAGCTCAGACGATACAATCTTGCCGTCCTGAGTGCGGCGGAAGCGGCGGCAGACTTTGCCGCTATCCTGTACACGGACGCCCCACCGAGCGGAGAGGCAGAGGAAGTCGAGCCGATGGACACCATCCCGCTCGAACGGAATATGATGCTCACAGTTCCCGCAGGCTGGCGCATGGACCAGCTCGACCCGAAGCAGCCCGCGGCGAACCATGCGGAATTCGTCAAGATCATTTTGAGCGAGATCGCCCGATGTGCCGTTACCACCTACGGGACGCTCGCCGGGGACTACAGCGGACACAATTATGCGTCCGGCAGGCTGGACAATCAGATCTATCACAAGTCCATTTTGGTCGACCGTTCCTTCTGGGAGACCGAGGTCTTGAACCGTATCTTCGAGGTGTGGTTCAGGGAATACCTCTTGACCGAGAATCTTGTTCCGCTTGAAGAAAACCACACATGGTTTTGGGACGGCTTCCCGCACGTCGACCCCAACAAAGAAGCCACGGCACAGGAACGCCGCCTTGCGAATCTCACCACCACGCTGGCGGCCGAGTGTGCGAAGGATGGCCGGGACTACCTCGGCGTCCTGCAGCAGAGAGCAAAGGAAATCAAGCTGATGAAGTCTCTGGGGATTCCTGTCCCCGGAGAGCAAAAGGAAGCACAGAACAGAAGCTCCGAACCGGGAGAGTCCGGCGAGGATGAAACATCAACAAACGAGGAAGCATGAACGAATTTACCCTGATTGAAGCTGCCGGAGGCGCACGTCCGAAAATCGTCGGTACTGCGTACTCCGGCGGGAAGATGTCTCTGCCCGGCTGGAAGAATCCGGTCGTGGTCGACCTGAGCGGAATGGAACTCCCGGAAACCGTTCCTCTGCTCGCAAACCACGAGAACCGGACGAGCGCCCGCATCGGGATGGTCTCGGCGAGCGTGAAAAACAACATGCTCGAAATCACGGGCGAAATCATCTCCGACAGCCCGGACGCCGCCGACATCGTTGCCCAGAGCAAGGCGGGAGCCGACTGGCAGCTCTCCATCGGAGCCGATGTGAAGGAGTGCGAGCTTGTCCGGGGCAAGCGCGAGGTGAACGGACAGGAGTTTGAAGGTCCGTTTTACCATGTCCGCAAGTCTGCCCTGCGTGAAGTGAGCGTGGTCGCCGTTGGCGCTGACGCCCATACAAATCTGAAAGTCACAGCAAATTTCGAACTGAAGAACCCTAACCATGAAGAGGAAGGAGTCGAAACTATGAATGAAAACAAAGATGTCGAAGCCAAGGCTGACGTGAAGCCGGAAGCCAAGCCGGAAATCAAGGCAGAGGCGAAACCCGAAATCCAGGCGGAAGCCAAACTGGAAGTCAAGCCGGAAGCCAAGCCGGAGCCTGCTGCCGTCGATGTGGCCGCCGCAGCCCACGAAGCCGCCGTTGCCGCGGTCAAGGCCGAACGCGAGCGCGTGGCCGCAATCCGTGCCATTTGCGATGGCGAATTCCCGGAGATTGAAAAGGACGCGATCTCTGCTGGCTGGACCCCGGAAGTCGTGACGAAGAAAGTCCTCGAAACCATCCGTGCCGAACGTCCTGCCGCCGACGTCCACATTACCGTGAAGACTGAACCGGAAGGCAACGAACTCCGCAAGACCATCGAGGCTGCGATGTGCCTCCGTTGCGGCGTCACCCCCGAAGTCCTGGAAAAGTCCTTCGATGAAAAGACCATCGAAGCGGGCATGAAGGAAATGGACATGCCGCTGAAACAGCTCCTCATTGAGTGCATGAAACTCGACGGCATCCCGTATGGTCGCGGCTTCGACAATGAGACCATTCGCGCGGCCTTCAGCTCCGTGTCCCTGCCGGGCATCCTGAGCAACGTGGCCAACAAAAAGCTCCTGCAGAGCTACGAGTCCCAGCCCGTGATCGCGACCAAACTGTGTTCTACCGGGGACCTCAACGATTTCAAAGAGAACGACCGCTTCAGACTGACGGACGTCGGCGACCTGCTTCCGGTCGGCGCTGACGGCGAGATTAAGGACGGCGGCGTGACCGAAGAAGCCGCGAAGAACCAGATCGAAACCTATGGCAAGAAGTTCTGTTTGACCAGGAAAATGATCATCAACGACGACCTCGGAGCCTTTATGAAGGTTCCGACGGCGATGGGCAATCGTGCGGCTCGTCTGATCGATCAGCTCTTCTTCTCGCGCCTCCTCAAAAACCCGACTCAGCTCGACGGCAAGCCTCTGTTCTGCCCCCAGCACAAGAACCTCCTCACGGGTGCCGCCAGTGCGCTGTCCTTCGAATCCCTGAAGAAAGCCATTCAGCTGTATCTGGACCAGGTCGACGCCGATGGTCAGCCGATTAGCATCGAACCCAAGTTCCTGCTCGTCCCGACTGCCCTCAAGCACCTCGCCATCGAACTCACCCGCGGCGCAACGCTCATCACTGCCGGCGGCTCCGACAATGTCGTCCGTCCTGCGCTCAACATCCTCGCAGACGAGAACCTGCAGGTCGTCAGCTCCCCGTACCTCGCCAACAGCGCCTATGAGGGAGCCTCCGCGAATGCGTGGTACCTCTTCGGCGATCCGCGCCAGACCGACACCTTCGAAATCGGGTATCTGCGCGGCAAGCGCACCCCGACCGTCGAGCGCGGCGAAACTGATTTCAATACGCTGGGCCTCTGGTTCAGAGTGTATTTCGACCTCGGCATCAGGGAACAGGATCATCGCGGCATGGTCAAGTCCGCTGGCGCAGCCAACGGCTAAGCCTTTCCCGGAGGCGGGCTGAACCCCGCCTCCTCACTTCAACTCAAAATCAACAGGAGATATACTCATGTCTGCACGTTATGTTCAGAAAGGCGAATCCATCGATTACCGTCCCGAAACCGATGTCCGTGCCAAAACGATTGTCCCGTTCCCCGGATTCGTCGGAATCACCCGCCTCGACATCAGAGCCGGTGAACTCGGCGCTCTTGCCGTGACCGGCGTGTTCGAATCCCCGAAGGCCGCCGAAGCCATCGACGTCGGCGAGGCTGTCTATTACGATGCCGCGAACGGCGTCGCCACAAAGGAAAAAACTGACGTCTATCTCGGCGTTGCCGTCTACAATGCTCAGGCGAGTTCCGAATACGTCTACTACCTGCTCAATGCCGGTGCTGCGGGCGGCTCTGCAGGCGGGTCCGGAAGCTCTGCCGGGGCTGCAATCGCTGACCTCGGTACGCTCACCAGCGACTCCGGGTGCGCCGAGTCCATGAGCACCATCCGGGAAAAGATCAATTCCATCCTCTCCGCCCTTCGTTCCGCGAACATCATCGCGGCCAGTTAAGCACAATGGGACTGCTGGAAGAAGGCCAACAATGGTTGACGTCCCAACGTGATGCCTGGCTCTCTGTCCCTGTGGAATACCTCCGTAGGGACGGAGAGAGGCTCCGTGTTCATGCCACGCTCGGAAAGACGCTGTTCAAAGTCCAGAACTCCTACGGAATCACCATTCATGTTTATTCGCGTGATTTCCTGATCCCGTCCGAGGTTCTGCCGAAGGACCCGCAGTCGGGCGACAAGATTTTCTACGACGGCGTCGAGTACGAAGTGCTGGCTCCGCAGGACGAACCCGTCTGGCGGTGGAGCGGGACCATCCATGAAGTAAGAAGAATCCACACCAAGGAGATCGGTAAAAGATGAGTGAAAACAAGGAAAATGTGCCGGATACCCGTGACCTCTGGCACGAGGTGAACCAGGCTCGGCTGGATATCGCGGAACTGAGGGGGATGCTGAACATGCATTTCGGCTCAGGGCAGCACCATTTCCCGCCCTGCAAGCCTGCAGCCGAACTTCAGAAGACGATGCTTTCCACGCTTGGTGCTGCGCTCATTGCGCTGCTCGCCGCCATCGGCAACATTGTATTGGAGTTTGTGCGGAGATGAACGACGCTATGGACTGTCTTGTATTGAGCGAGGCTGTTGCCGCGTCGCTCGATGACTGGCATGCGAAGCCTGCACTGGCCCCGGAGTTCACATTGCGTGAGCTCGAAGAGCTGAAAGTCGTGGTCGTCCCGATAGAGTTGTCGTACAAGAACATCACCAGAGCGCTCAAGGAACGCACGGTGAAGCTCCAAATCGGCTTTATGAAGAGGGCGAAAGACGAAGAGCTCGACGAGCTTCTGGCGACCGTCGAGAAGCTCGGAATGGGGTTCCTGAACACGGTATTCTGCGGCGCGAAGTGTGTGGCAGTCGGATTCAACCCGATCTATTCTGCCGACGATTTGCGGGAGCGCCACCAGTTCACGAGCGTCATTGAACTCGTTTTCAGGGATACCTGCAGGCGGGTGGAGCCGTAAAAAAAGACGCCCTGGACGAATCCAGAGCGTCGAGCAACTCATAAGAGGCTGATGGGATCAGATCATTTTTTGAACTTGTCCCAGTCTTCCTTCTTGACGAAAGCGGTCAGATTGCGGCCGTCCTTCGTGAGGGCCTTGAACGCATAACGGGTGGCCGTGCCTTTGCCGTACTTGACGGCTTTCGTGACTTCGGCTTGGACTTTCTTTTTCGCTTTGACGTCGTAGAAGCTGTGTTTCATATGAACACTCCTCTGTTGGTTTGAGGTTAAGGGTTATGTAAATATAACCTCGCTCCCTGCTCATGTCAAGCGAAAAAAGTTATTTTTCAGTAAAAAATCAAAGATTTACGCCAAAATGTCCGTAAAAATGCGTTTCGAACTCGATTCGAGGCGGCTTCTGGGGATAGTCAACAAGGCAAATTACAAAGCTCTGCGGAGTGCGGGTGCATATGTCCGAAAAACGGCGCAGAATGCTGTTTTCAAGTCAAAGCGCGCCTCGAAGGAAGGAACACCTCCGCACACCAGACGCGGGTTGCTGAAACGTTCGATCCTCTTCGGCGTGGACAAAAGCCGCATGTCCGTGGTCGTCGGCCCCGCGAAGAAGTTCATCGGCATCTCGATGACCGCACACGAATTCGGCGGGATGTACCGCAGACGCTTCTATCCCAAGCGTCCCCTCATGGGGCCGACCCTTCAAAAGACCGCTCCTCAGCTCCCGAAGCTATGGGCGGATGCAGTCAAAAAATAACAATGAAAGGATTATATTCCAATGGCCATCAAACTTGGTCTTGATGCAAAACTTTTTCGCGGAGTAGCAGGGACACAGGGGACAATCGAGGTCACCAATGTCAAGGACGTCTCCCTCTCTCTGGAATCCGGTGAGGCCGATGTCACGACCCGCAAAGCCAAGGGGTGGAAACTGAGCGTCGCCACCCTCAAGGAGGCTTCTCTCGAAATCACCATCCTCTATGATACCGAGGACGAAGACTTTCTCGCGTTTAAGGAGGCTTATTTCTCCAATACGCCTCTCTCGCTTTTTATCACGGACGGCGACACCACGGCACATGGCCTTGACGCCGACTTCTCAGTTACGGGCTTTACTGTGGATCAGCCGCTGGAGGAAGCCGTCACCGTCAAGGTCACGGCGAAGCCCACCGCGTCCGACAGAGCGCCGATCTGGGTGTGAGGTGGACGATGAAATCTTTTACCGACAACAAGGGTCGTGCATGGGAAATTGTGGTAACCGTGGCGACCGTCAAACGTGTCCGTGCTCTGTGCAAGGTCGACCTCAACTCCATTGTGGAGCTCGACAAGAACAATCGCCCCTCTGCCGAGCTCCTCGAACGACTTTCCTCCGACCCCGTCCTTCTCGTCGATGTCCTTTTCGCCGTGTGCAAGCCTCAGGCTGACAAGCTCGGCATTACGGATGAGGACTTCGGGGAGTCTATGGCGGGCGACGCCATCGAGCATGCGACCACGGCTCTTCTGGAGGAAGTCATCGATTTTTTCCCGGAGGCGAAGCGGCTCGTGATGCGGAAGATTCTGTCGGCCAGCCGCAAGTTCAGCGAAGCTGCTCGGAAGAAACTGGAGGCCGAGTTGAACGGAGAGTTCGAGAGCCGGGTGGTCTCCGAGCTGGATCGGTTGACCGGCTCATCTGGGACTGTGCCGGAATCTGCGGAGTAGACCCGAACGGATTCACTCTCCGCGAGCTCGTCCGCATGACGGAAGCCCGCGGCAGATTCGAATGGGGGCAGACAGCCAGTCTGATGGCTCTGATCGCCAATGTTCTTCGTGATCCGAAGAAAAGCAGGACCGTGAAGCCGAGCGACTTCAATCCGTACAACATAAAACAGAAAACGAAAGCGCCAGTCAGCATCCTGCGGGACATCTGGTGTCAGGAGACCAAGAATGAGCACGGCAACGGGCGAAGTAAAAGCGGGACGCGCATACGTCGAAATCCTGCTCGACCAGACGAAACTTGAACGGGGGCTGAAGCAGGCCCAGCAGAAGATAAAGAGCTTCGGGTCGGCTCTGACGGGCATCGGAAAGAACATGCTCGCCGTCTCCGGGGTTCTGGCTGCTCCGATGGCGTTCGCCACGAAGACGTTTGCCGACTTCGATGATGCCATGCGCATGGTCAAGGCCGTATCGGGTGCGACCGAGGGAGAGTTCAAAAGACTGACCGATGCTGCCGAGAAACTCGGACGCGAAACGTCCTACACGGCGAAAGAGGTGGCCGAGGGCATGACCGCTATGGGGCGCATGGGGCTGAAGCCGGACGAGATTCTCTCTGCTGTTCCCGCCGTCTTGAGCCTTGCCCGTGCTACCGGAACCGAGCTCGGAGCAGCCGCCGAGATCGCCTCCAACAACATGCGTGTGTTCGGCCTTGACACCTCGAAGATGGCGAATGTCGCGGATATCCTGACCGCGACAGCCAATGGATCGGCACAGACGCTGACCGACTTGGCTGAGGGACTGAAGATGGCGGGACCGCAGGCTGCGGCCGCGAACGACAACATCGTGAACGTCTCCGGCGCTCTTGGCGTCCTGGCGAACATGGGCATTAAGGGGAGCTTGGCTGGCACAGCCCTGCGGAAATCCTACTCGCAGTTTGCGAAGACGAAGGTGCAGGACAAGCTCAAAGCCATTGGGGTCGCCACCACGGACGCAAACGGAAATCTGAGGTCGATGCCGGACATCATCGCCGACATCGCGAAATACATGAACAAGCTCCCGACAGCCCAACGCTTGGGTTTTGCCGAGGAAATCTTCGATCTGCGCGGCTCGCTTGCCGGGCTCCAGCTCGGCGGAAACGTTCAGCGGCTCGATGAGTTCATTTCGAGGCTGAAGAACGTCGGCGGGGTTGCCGACCAGACGGCGGCGGAAATGGATGCCGGAATCGGCGGGGCTTTCCGAATCATGATGAGCGCGATTGAGGGATGCCAGATTGCCATCGGACGGGTCATCGGCGAGGCTCTCAATCCTTATGTAAAACGGCTATCTTCCACGCTGAATGTGGTCGCCGAATGGATCGCGGCACATAAGGAAGTGGTCATCATGGCTGTCAAGGTCGTTGCCGGGATTGCTGCGGTCGGCGTCGGCATGATTGCCGCCGGGCTTGCGATAAAGGCAATGGCAGTCGGCGTCGGTCTGCTCTCGACCGTGTTCTTCGTGCTGAAAGCTGCTGTGCTTGCTCCGATGGTCGCTATCCAGGGGTTGATCGGATTGTTCGGTCTCCTGCAGACTGCAATGGTCGCAACCAAGGTTATCGCTCTGGCGATGTGGGCAGCCATCACCTCTCCGGCATTCCTGATCGGCGCGGCCTTGGCTGCCGTGATTGCGGTCGTGTGGGAGCTGACCGGGGCATGGGCGGCCTGCAAAGCAGAGGCGAGCGAGCTTGCCGAGGACGTTACCGGCGCTTTTACCTCGATTCGGGATATTGCCGGACAGACTTGGGAAACCATCAAGACGGCCTTCATGTCTGGCGACCTCGCCGGGGCCGCACGAGTCGGCCTCGCCGCTCTGAAACTCGCCTGGCTGACCGGGCTCCAGCCGCTGAAGAAGGCGTGGGCGGGCCTGAAAATGTTCCTTGCCGACAGCTGGACGCTCATCGTCTACTCGATCCTAAAGCTCGGAAACAATCTGTGGTATGGGCTTCTCTACGGTCTGAAATCCATCGGCAACGCGATGCAGGATGCTTGGGCCTTCATTTGGAACGGCATCATTGCGGCATTCGAGAAGACCGTGCTGGAAATCCAGAAGGTCTGGATCAAGACGAAGGGCTTCTTCGACTCCGACGAGGAAGTCGAGGCCGAGATCGCCCGCGTCGAACGGGCATACAATGAACGG